ATGATTTCGTTGAAGACCCGAGCATCAAGTCAGACAGCCCGGATAATCGCATTCGTCGTCACGTAGGCACCATCGACGGCAAACCCCTCTACGCTTATCTCATGGAAACCCCGCTTGAGGAATTCGAGCGCGGCCAAAGGGAGAAGGTGGAGGAAACCCGCGAAGTTGATTTAGCCATCGCAGCTGGTCGGGATTTGGACGGTCGTGTTGAGAACCAATACGGCCACGGTTCAATCCGGTAGGTGATGGCGTCTGTGAAGCACCCCTGATCCTGCCAAGGCTCAAGGGTGCCACATGGCTAACACCAATCAAGTACGGGGTTTCGTCCCTGTGAGTGATGCCTACGGAACGCCGTATAACGGCTCTGTCCGTCTGTATTACCACGCAGCCGACGATGCGACCCCGATCCTCAACGGCGATCTTGTGACGGCCACCGGCGCGTCTACGTTCGTCATGCAGGGCGGCTTCAAGATGAGCTACCCTGTCGTCGCACGAAGCGCCACTGGCGACATCTTTCAGGGTGTCTGCATCGGCGTCATTCCTCTCACCGCAAACGACCCGATCTATGCCCCGGCGAACACCGGTTGCATTGTCGCGGTTGCCGACGATCCGAACGCGCTGTTCCTTGTTCAGGAGCAGAACACCGGAACCCCTCTCACGGCGAACGATGTTGGCCTCAACATCAATGTCGTGGTGAATGCCGGCAGCACGGTCACCGGACAGTCCGGTATGGCGCTGAACAACGGCACCGAAGCCGGGACCAACACGCTCGATCTCAAGATTATCGGGCAATACCTCGCCGCTGACAATGATCTGGGAGCCGACGTTTCGACCGGCGCTCTTCCGGGTCGCTTCCTTGTCCGCATCAACCGCCACCGCTTCGCGAACCAGATCGCGGGCATTTAAGAGGAGTAGAGGACAATGTCCGTCATTACGACCGGTAATGCTCCGAAGCTCCTCTGGCCTGGACTCAATGCAGTCTGGGGCCAAGGCTACGATGAGCATCCCAAGGAATATACCGACATCTTCACGATTGAGACGTCGGATAAGAACTACGAGGAAGACGTGGAAATGACCGGTTTCGGTCTGGCCCCCGTCAAGCCGCAGGGCGCCTCGATCATCTACGACACCGACAACCAGCAGACGGTTACGCGCTACCAGCACGTTGCCTATGCGCTGGGCTTCATCCTCACGGAAGAAGAGTTCGACGACAATCTCTATGAAAGCCGGGGCGTCAACCGCACCCGCGCTCTGGCGTTCTCGATGCGCCAGACCAAGGAGAATGTCGCTGCGAACATCTACAACCGTGGCTTTGACAGCGCCTATGTCGGTGGTGACGGTCAGCCGCTCTTCTCGGCGTCGCACCCCACCTTGTCGGGCAACCAGTCGAATCTCCTGACCGGTGCTGACATGTCGGAAGCGGCGATCGAGGATGGCGTTATCCAGATCATGCAGGCGCGCAACGCCCGCGGTCTGAAAATCGCCCTCATGCCTCGTTCGCTCCACTACGCCCCGGCCAATGCGTTCAACGCCGAGCGCATCCTGAAATCGGTGCTTCAGAACGACACGGCCGACAACGCCGTGAACGCTCTGCGCTCGATGGGGCTGTTCCCGGAAGGCGGCAAGGTGAATCACTATTTCACCGATGCGGATGCATGGTTCATGCGGACGAACATCCCGACCGCCGGCATGACGCTGTTCCAGCGCAAGAAGGCCACCTTTGCTCAGGACGGCGATTTCGACACGTCGAACCTGAAATACAAGGCCTACGAGCGCTATTCGGCAGGGTGGAGCGACTTCCGCGCCGCCTACGGCAACCCCGGCGCATAACCCCCAAGGCGGGGGAGGTCCCCTTTCCCTCCCCCGCCGCTTCTCCCGGTGCCAGCACCGCAATAACGTCCGGAGAATATCATGGCGAAAACGACTTTTTCAGGCCCCGTCAATTCGGTGAACGGTTTCCAGAGCAACGGGACCGCGATTAATTTCGGCGCCCCTACGCAGGCTATTCGCGGCGCAGTTCTCGGTCAGACCAACACCGTGGATATCGGCGGCGCACCCTCGCAGGCCGACTTCAACGCCTTGCTCGCCAAGCTTCGCGCTGCGGGCATTCTCAACGCTCCCGCATAAGGAACGGTCATGACCGAAGCAGCAAAGCAGCCCGCGAAGAAACTGACGGACAGCGAGAAGATCGCCGCCATCGTCAAGCTTCTGGAAGCCAACGGCCTCACGATCCCCAAAGAGCTGAAATGAGGATCGAGGGCCGCGTCCAGAACAGCATGTATGTCATCACCGGTCCGCAGGGCGTGGTGAAGGAGATACCGCTGGCAGAGGCGCGGCAAGATCCGAAACTCAAGGCCGCGATCAAGCGAAACTCCTGGCAGGAAATCCCCGATGGCTAACCGAATGGGCCCGAACGACTGGCGCAGCGCCACTCCGGCGACGGATGATGGCCACGCAACGTGGATTCAGCATGTCGCAATCTCTGACACTGGCGGCACGCCGTTCGACTTCGCCACAGTCTTTGGCTCGCCCACTGACGCGGCATGGAACGGCACTGACCCCAGCGCGACGGTCATCAGTCTGTTGAAGGCCATCGCAGTCAACACCGGTACTCCGTAAATGCGCCGCGGCAGGGACCGTCTTGGCACGCCGACGGGAAGGCCTGTCCCACAGGCAATCGATCCTGCATCGGGCTTCAAGGTCCCCCTGAGCAATCTTGTACGCCAGTGGGACAACGAGATGGTCGATCGCCGTTTCGTGGACAAGCGGAACCCGCAAGATTTTGTTCGGGGTGTGAAGGACGACATGTCACTTCCCTATGCCCGCCCTGAATCTCCCAACTCGTTCGTCGCGATCAATATCGCGTGGGAGAGCGGAGCAATCATGACGTCCCAGACCGGGGAGGTTCTCCTCACTGAGGGCATCAACCCAAGCGAAACCCTATGAAAGAAGGTTTTGACCAATGTCCCTGACCAACGCCGCCGAAACCTCGCTTTTGCAACTCTTGTTCACGAACAACGCGTGGGCCAACATTGGTGACGCCAGCGGCTTGCAACCGTCCGGGGCTGCCGGCAGCTTCTACATCTCCCTTCATACGGCCGACCCGGGTGAAACGGGGAATCAGACCACCTCGGAGGCCGCCTATACAGGCTATGCGCGTGTAGCGGTGGTCCGCACGACGGGCGGTTTCACGGTGTCCGGCAACAACGTCTCGAACGCGGCCGCTGTGACCTTTGGCACCTGCACGGCCTCTCCGGGTTCTGCGGTGACCTATTTTGGCATCGGAACGGCATCGTCGAGCACCGGTAATCTTCTTATGTCGGGGGCGCTGTCGTCGTCTTATCAGCCATCGATCGGAAATGCGCCGCAGTTCCCGATCGGTGATCTCGACGTCAACGCAGATTAATCCTCCAACGGGCGGGAGATAGCCCGTGGCGATCAGTGTCCTCGGAGCGACCACGCTAGGGGCTGAAACAGGCTTTAGTGATGGTTCGATTTCTACCGCGCACGGCACGCTTGTCCCCGCGACGATCGGCGGCCTAGCTTGCAAGGGGATCGTCACTGACAGCACCCCGGACACAATCACAGTCGTCACGGCGGCGGGGACCTTTTCAGGTCTCAATGGTACGACTCTTCTCGTAAACGGCACGTCGTACACGCAATCAGGGTGTACGGACCTGGGCGCTTCGGGTGTCTTCGCCACATACACGGCAACAGGCTTCGCATTCGCTAATGGCGTTTCGTACAATGTAGACTTGGGAGGTGGGCCGCCCGTCTATGCGGGGCCGACCATTGTCGGCACGGTCGCCGCGACGGGTGGCGCTGCCGGGTTTAACCTGAACTTCGGATCGTCCGGTCGCGCCGCTGGTGACAAGCTCGCCATTCTCGTCATGACGGCGAATCAGTTGATGCCGACTCCCTCCGGTTTCAGCATCGGTCCGCGGCCCTCTGGTCGACGTTCCCGTTCCTCCAGGGCACATAATCAACACCATTGCGCCTCCCGCCCAAATCGTGAGCGCCTGACTTTCATTCGTGCAAGAACATGGTATAAGGCTGATGCCTCATCCGGCGAGGGGCGCCGATAGTCAAAAGCCGGTTACCTGCCAAGGCAACCGCCATGACTAACAA